TTGATGTTGCGGACTTCTTTGGACCATTAGGCCCACCGTTCCACACTTTCGCCCTAACCTCGTCTGTCACAGGCCAGCCGTACCTTTTGCCATAGTGGTCTGTATAGATTCGGAACATCTCAGAACACTTGGTTAGGTCGCGCCTATCGTTTGACGTGTAGCGCGTTCCGGCGATGCGGTTGACATCTCTGACGGTAATTTCCCAGATTTGAGCTGGGCCTACGGCTTTGCCGTTATCACCGATTGCGTTGACATTGCCGCCGGATTCGACGGCGACAATGGCGAGGAATAGGGCAGTAAGGTTCATGACTCTAACAAACCTTCGCTTTTTAGGAAGTTGATGTACTCAGCAAGCAACGCTTTCTTGTTGCGTGTCTTGCTGCCAATAAACTGACGCACGGTCGGCGCAACCGATCCCATTGAGTGCTTCATGCCCAAACTTTCGAGTTTGAGCATGGATTTGAGCACTAGCAATTGGTAGGCTGCAATCTTCTCTGGAGTGTCTGCGATCATGATTAGGCAACGTTGACGGTCATCTCAGCTTCTTGCGCCTTTTTGAGCCACTTCTCAGCGTTAGCGCGATAGCGTTCCGCCAAAGTGAGTGTCTTAGTTTCGCTGAGCTTGATCCAAGTGCTACGGACGCGCTTATTTTCAACGATTTTCATGTCTCCAACGAAGCCGCCACGGTTCAGAATCTCTGTCACAAGACCGCAAACCTGAGGAGCTTCCAAAGCTGCCAGCTTGGTTTTCTTTTCTGCACGAGCGGCTTTAATTTGATCACGATAGACCGTGATTTCGTCACGGGTGAACGAATTGCCGTTATTGACGCGCCAAACGATGTCTTCCTTTTTGAGTACGAGTTGCATCTGTCTGTCCTTTCTATGGTTTTGTCAGTTATTAGCCGCCATTAATTGGCGTTTAACCCTTGCGCCGCGATAAGGCTCCTGACTTGCAAGGGAACCCAGCTACGTCCTTTTAACGGTGGACAGCCTGCTGGGGTTAATTGTTAACGGTTTGAAAAACTCTGCTAACGCATACTTTCGACTAGTGCAGATACTAAGCCGAAAGAGTGCTAATCACTTGCCGTTACTAGCTTGCCAAGCCAATAACTTGCACCAAAAGCAAGTCGGGATCACGTCCCATCGGTTGCAAAAGCCGTCGCCCTGAAGGCTCGCCCCCATCCCTTAGCATTAACGCTAGCCCGTAGACTAACGCCGAACCGCCGTTTCGTGTGGCTGGTAAGGTAGGACTTCGCCCCGTGTCGCTCGCACAAGCGAAGGAGTCCCCTCCGCCTGCAACCGTCGCCGGATAACCCCCCGGCGATGGGATGGACTGTTAAAGAACTGCCGGAGCTACCTCCGACATCCACCACGATGCACACTCGGGATTGAGTAGCGAGAGAAATCGTCAGAAATCGTCATTTTACCTCTCAAAAAAACTTCAGGTAGCAGCTTGTGGGATACGCAAAACCAAGCAATCCGCGCCCCCGAATCATCCCCCCTCAGCAGCCCCTCGCCTAAGCCACAAGGAACGGTAAGGAACGCCCCTAGGAGCCACAAGGAAGCCCAAGCCCAAGCCACCCCTGCCACCCCTGGTGAAAGTGTGCCATTTTGTCACAGCACCATTGGCACGGTATCTTGACCCATTTAGTCAACTAATCCCAGGCGTCAGCCGTCTAAATCCTTTACCCCACCATCCCAAGCAACAAACCCAACAATGGGAAGTGGTGGACACACCATTGCCATGCAATTGCATTGCAATATACAAGCAACTCACTTGTTTTGCTAGTGTTAAGCACTTACTTTGCAGCAACCATAGGGGGGGAGGGGGGGGCAACACTCGGCTCCGCTGTCGCATATTGATAGGTTAAACGACCACTTAAAAAAATTTGCAAATAGGTCTTGACCACTACCTAACACTACCTGTAGAACGTTTGCATGGGGAGGAAGTCCAAAGCAATTGTGGAGAGCGTAGGGGAGGCGCAAGCCAACCTCAATCACCGTTATATTGAGAAGCGGAAGCCTAAGGAGGCAGCGTTAGCGTTGGATATGCTGGCTAATGGGGAGACGTATGCGAAGGTAATGGAGGAGACGGGTATAGGGTTTGTGGCACTGTCAGCTTTGAGGGCGCGGCATGAGCGTGCTTTGGAGGTGAGGCGCAAGGAGCTTGCGTTAGACGGCTTTGAGATGGCAGAGAGGATGAGGGCGTTGGTGGCGAAGAAGACAGAGATGTTGATGGAGGATGATGAGGCGTTGATGAAGACGCCGCTTAAAGACTTAACGTTAAGCTATGGCATTAGTGTGGACAAGGGCTTACAGGCTCTTGGGGAGCAGAAGGTGGTGGTGGAGCACAGGACGGGGAAGCCGTCGCTTGCTGACGCTATGAAGGCTATTGAAGAGGCTAGGGCGGCTTTACGGAATGACACCATTACAGTACTCACAACCCCTGTTGAGCGAGTGGGACCAGAAGTTGAAGTGGACGGCGACGATGACGAAGGAGGGGACGATAGAGTGGTGGAGTCCCGAGATCAGGGTTAAGGTGGTGTACTTTCCCGCGCTTTATGAAGATTACATACCAGAAAAACCCTACTAGTTCAGTTGGAATTATGTTTGGGAAGATGTATGTAAAATCTTCATGGACAAATGTTTTTACCGGAAAGCGTCATGTTAGTCTCTACTGGTATTGGACTTTGAGCATTGGTCTTTTCCGTGGCTTGCTTATGATTAGTGGAAAGCATAGAGCCGTATGTCGTTAGTCTGGAAGCAGCACCCGATACTTAAGCCTCCTACGATGGAGGAGATGGCGCGGATGGACCCTAAGCAGTTGGTTCAACTGTGGGAGCTATACCATGAGGCCATTGAGAACGCTGAGCGTGATCCCTATCGGTATGGGTTTAAGCTAGCGAATTGGATGGAGGCGGAAGAACTACTGTCTAAGAAGAATGAGATTCTTGTAAGTGGTGGTAATCGTTCGTCCAAAACGAGTTGGGCTGCTCATGCGGTGGTGAAGGCAGCGATTGAGAACGAGGGGTCCGTTATAATGTGCTTCGCCCAAAATGCTGACGTTTCCATCAGACAGCAGCAGTCCGCGATCTACGATGCGCTTCCCGAGGAGCTTAAGCGCAAAACTCTTGGTACTGAGGAGAATGTCTCCTACACGCGAAAGAATGGCTTTAGCAAGTCGAGCCTCATCCTGCCGGGGAGCAAGAGCCACATCATATTCAAGACCTACTCCCAGTTCTTAAATAACGACACCATCCTTGAGGGTGCGGAGTTGGGTAGCCGTATCTGGAAGTGGATCAATGTTGGTGCGTGGTGCGACGAGTACCTGATTGGCCCTGAGTTGTTGAACACGTTGCGCTTCCGTCTGGCTACACGCAATGCCAAGATGATTGTGACGTTTACCCCTATTGATGGGTATACGGAAGTGGTTCGCGACTATCTAGAGGGTGCGCGGACGCTTTCCTATAAGGAAGCCGAGCTACTCAACCATCGGAAGGTTCCGTTCCTGCAAGAGAGCAAGAACCGGAATGCGGGCATCATCTACTTCCACTCCCGCGACAATCCTTTCGGCGGATATGAGCGTATTGCCGAGGATTTGAAGAACCGTCCTGAGGACGAGATTCTATGCCGTGCCTACGGCGTTCCGACGAAGAGCAAGAGTACCCAGTTCCCCAACTTCTCGGTAGAGGTGAACGTCGTTAAGCATGAGTCCATTCCCACCAAGGGACTCACGCGCTACATGATCCTCGATCCGGCAGGACGAAAGAACTGGTTCATGGCTTGGATCGGCGTTGATGAGGCCGGTACGTTTTGGGTCTATAGAGAATGGCCCGATGTAAACGTGGGAGATTGGGCTAAATGGCATGGCGGCAAGTGGATTGGTGGAGAAGGGTCCAAGGGGTTGGGTTATGGCATCAGGGACTATGTGGAGCTTATCGGCAATATGGAAGAAGGGGAAACCATCTTTGAGCGGCTGATTGACCCTCGGCTTGGTGCGGCCAAGTACCAGACGCAGAATGGGGCTTCGTCCATCATAGAGGATCTGGCTGATGCTGGGCTTACCTTTGTCCCGGCTCCCGGTTTGGACATTGAGGACGGGCTACAGGCGTTGCAGACCAAGATGGCCTACAATCGCAGGGTGCCCATGGATAGCGTCAACCGCCCACACTTCTACATTTCTGATCGGTGCCAAAACATTATTGCCGCGCTACAGGAGTACACGGCGGATGGTGGCCCAGATGAGGCACACAAGGATCCTATCGACGTGCTGCGGTATGCCGCGATTGATGGCATCCGCTACGTTGACGACAAAGCATTTAACAAGTCTCGAAGAACTACAGGAGGATACTAATGGAACCTATCAATACCCCCATCATTGCTTTGGCCGACAAGCTGGGCAAGACCGTCAACGATTTGTTGGCTATTAAGAACACGAAGCTGACCAAGGGCCAGCATTACACAGGCTATGGCAAGAACACCTACTTTACCCCCGAGGGTGTGGCCGAGGTAGAGCTTGCGCTAGAAGTGCCGCTGGCTGTGCCTAACAAGCTGAACGGTGTGGTGTTGCATCCGGCGCGTAACCCCGACTGGGTGATGGTGAAGCTAGAGCATAAGGACGGGAAGATCCCGGTGAAGATCGGGCGGAAATACCGTGGTAAACTTATCGGCAAGCGCATCGTCATTGATGCAATCACAGACGCAAGCGGATCAACTACTTACCGTCATGCAGAACTCCGAGGATGACCCAACATCTAATCGCGAGTGGCTGAATGAACAAGTGGATCGTCTGCTTGGGTTTGAGATATTGCATCGAACCCTACACGCCCAGTATCAACCAATCGAACCAACTGCCCTCTCCGACAAAACCGGACTAGACCGTAATGCGGCTAAGCGGATTGTAACTCACCTTAGATCCATTCTGAAATGATTAACGAAGATAACGCCGAAGCCCTGACCTACGTTCAGAATACCCCGAACGTCAAAGCACTTGTCGATGCGTTCGACCGAACGGCGAACGATTTGGAGTTTTACTTTGACCAATGCCGCGACAGCTATGACTATCGCCGCAACATCTGGCCGGGGAAGTCGGACGATCTTCGTAAGCATGGGCCTGATGCGTTTCCGTGGGATGGTGCTGCTGACAACGAGGCGCACGTCATCAATGAGCGCGTCAATCGCTACGTTGCTATTTTCATGGCCGCTCTTACGCGAGCCAACATTCGTGCCTATCCTGTAGAGGCTGGCGATATTGGTCGCGCTCGCACGGTGAGTGCGTTCCTCAAGTGGATGGTGGCTTCCTACATCCCGCAGTTTAAGCGGCAGATGGAGCTTGGTGCCAACTACCTGCTGGAGCGCGGACTGATGGTGACTTACGTTGGCTGGCAGCGGGAAGACCGCACGTTTAAGCAAACCCTATCGCTTGACCAGTTGATGGCTATCAGCCCCGACGTGGTAAAGATGATTCTGGAAAAGCAGAATGACGCGCAGATGGTTGCGCTTCTCCAAGCTCAGTTTAATGGAATCCCCGAAAAGAAAGCTAAGCGTATCCTTAATGACTTACGCAAAACTGGTACGGCTGAATTTCCGGTGGTTAGGCGTAGCGTTGATCGTCCTTGGGTGCAAGCAGTTGCGCCGGATGGCGACGTTCTTTTCCCGGCCTATGCCACCGATCCTCAACGCGCTCC